AATGTAGTTGAGGGTAATTCTTTTATTAGTTGTCTATAATCTTTCATACGATCCATCTATAAAGTAGTACATACTTATTTAGGAGTTTGTATCCTTACATAGCCGATAGTAGAGCAGATGCTGCAGCAACGATCCAACGACAGGCGATCTCGTCTGAGGCTAGTTCTTGTTGTGCACGAATGTCAGCGATCTCTTGTAAGAGGAATGCGTACTCTTCAGAGGTTAGTTGTCCCTGAGCATAGTTTTCGTGGATCACTAGGAGTTCGTTTGCCAATGATGCTGCTGGACCACCAAGTCCAGCATGTTCTCTTAAATCATTAAGGATACTCATTTTCTACCTTTCCAAGCATCGATGGTTACATCGACTCTTGTTCTATTAAGTTTAACAATGCTCTCGCAGAATGTATTACTCTTACTATCTTTGGCTTTCTTTAATGCTTCTTCCATTTTTCCAAATGCATCGGATTGTGGATCACCTCGTTCGGAAGAGTAAACTTTGAGAGTTTCTACTTTGTCCAATACTGGTTGCCAATTGGACTTATCTTCACAACTAATCTTACTTAGTCCTACTTTAACATCGATTGCTTGACCAAACATAACAGGGTCGTGTGGCTTAGGAAAGATTACTGCGCAACCAGATAATGCTACTGCTAGAATTAAAATTAGTTTCTTCATTTCATCGCCTTACGAAGATCGTTATATAATGCATCTTTATGTTGTAGTTTCATCTGTGAGGATAGATGAGAATGGAATTCTTCTTTCTTACCTGCTGATGCTAAACCTCTTAACTTAGTTCCAGAAACACCCTCAACACCTGTGGCATTTTCGTCTCTTTTGCCAGCGTTCTCAAATGTAATGTCTTTAAAGTTATACTCTCCATGAGCACCTTTAACACCATTATATTTCTTGAGCAATTCTGCCATTGGTCTGCGATCTTCGCCACCAGCAAAGTGTAGATGGGTCACACCTTGTTTATGTAAATCTGCTGCTTGTTGAAGAATAGTTGGACTTTGTTTATCAGCAACTTTGATATTGGTTCCAGGAAATGCATTTTTTGCGTGCTTTAGTTTTTGCTCAGGAGAAAGAGGATTCTTACCTGCTTTCTTTTGTGCTGGAGTTGTATCTTGAGAACCAGATAAAACCAATGTACTGTCACCACCAAATTTCTTGGCGGTTTCTTTCATATGATTGACAAGTTTCTCATGCCCTGCGGTTGGTGGATTCATACGACCAAATGCAATTGTGTGATGAACTTCATCTGTCTTTGGTGCTCCACGATTCTTCAATAGATTCTGACGAGCAAACTCTGCTCTGTTTACTAACTTGGTGGGTTCGCCTTTGTGACTATAAACAAATCCTTCTGGTTTTGATGCAACACCACCGATTGAATGATCATAGTTACCTTCATTGGTTTCTAATGCACTTACTAGACCATTCTTTGCTGCTTGTAGATGTTGATGCATCTTGAACAGATTATCATAGTGTTGAGCATTATCTCTAATGTGGTTAACATGCCCTTTTAATTCTTCCAGTTTAGCGTTTTGAGACTTTTCAGTCTTTAACTTCTCAACCATCTTCTGATATTTACCAGCAATGTGTTGTTGTAAACCCGCAGCTGATGGTTTTGATCCATCACGAACAGTTTGATTAATGTAAGTTGATAGATGTCCACCATCACCACCATGAGGTTCAATTGCTTTATACATTTCATCACCAGCAGTATCATGTATCTTTTTAGCAGCAGTCATATTTTTGATAAACTGGTTCTGGGCTGAATCTTCATACGATGTTTTGCTTGCATCGTAGTTAGCAGAATGCCAATGAACATCTGCATGTTGTGCAAAACCTTGTGTAGAAGATAACGGAACAGCTTTACCACTTTTATCATATTGTGTATGAACAACGATACCTAACTTTGATTTAGCAATTTTCTTAGCTACATCGCCTTTAGCAGTATATGTGATAGTGTTTGGGGTAAATGATGCAGTTCCTGTCTTTTTATCATGCTTAACATCATCGCCACTATACATTAAGTCACCTTGATAAACACCTTGTTTTGGTGCAATTTTTGGTAAATGCTCTAACGCATCTTTTAGTTTTTCTGTAAGACCTGGAGCATGTCCGTGATTCTTATCAATGTCTTCAGGTGTATAGTTAATCTTTGGATTTTTATTAAAGGCAGATTTAGTGGCAACAAAGAACTTATCAGTATCTGGATGATGACCAAACACAACTGCTGGTGAACCATCATACTTAGTAGTTAAATCGCTGGATTGAGTTCCATTTTTAACATGTAAGTGCGAACTCATAAGAGCACCATATGCGTGGTCAAAGCCAGATGATCCATGTAGGATTGGTCGGTCTTCAGCGTGATGAATGTGTTTTAGTTTGCCGTCACCTTCGTCGGCTTCTAGTAAAAGATAGGAATTAAAATTAAGCATCTGATTTATGATTAGCTAGAACCATAGAACCAACAATATTATTCATTGGACCATCGTTATTTTTGACATTAATTTGAGCCACATTCATTCTCTTCAGCTTACCATTTTTATCTTTAAGAAGTTCTCCTGTCTTAGGATCTTTTACATGTCCCTTTACATAAGAAGTAATACCATCTTTAGATTCTACAGATAAATTAGCAAATCTATCAAAGTGAGGTTTTACATAATCTTCATAGTTATGAACTTCTGGGCTAATAGAGTTACCATCTGCGCTAATTCTAGAATGGGCGATCGATGTTGGCAAAACAGTGGGTGGTGCAAAACTTTTCATTAATCTACTCCTTAATTCAGAGTCATCTGTAGTGCCATCAGCTTTAGTTTTAACAGTAGAATTTAATCCAGCAGAAATCTTTTGTGCGATTGACTTTCTTACTTGTATAGAAGAATCAGATGCAGATTGCATACGATGTTTTGCCTTTGCTAACATTTCTTCTTTGTCTTTTGGTTTTAGACTATCATAAGTATCTAACCAATTTCTACCATGTTCAATATATTTCTTATGTTTAGATTCTAATTTTTGACCCTTGTCTCTCATTTCTTCTAAACCAGAAATCTTTTTTCTAAGTCCCTCAACACCACCTTCTGATTCAGTGGTAGCAATATAATCTGCTTTCCATTGAGCATGACGCTCTACTCTACTGTCTGGATGATAACCAAGACTCTTAGCATGTTCAATGTGTGGTCCTTCCATGCTATTAAGTGCTCCTTTGTCATGTCCAGACATTTTCTCTAATGCATCCATTCCAGGATTTGCTAAATTGGGATCATTTTTGCCAATCTTTAATGACACAGGAGCATGTCTAACAGTACCAGTTTTTTTGTTACGAATTTTTACAATGCCGTCTGCTTTTTGATTTGGGTCATGAATGCCAGTTGTTTTAAAAGGATCGCCTGGAATTTGTTCTCCATTTTTCCCTAATTGATCTCGATTAGATGTCCAGAATGCTTCTTCAGCTTCTTCGTCTGGTCCAAGATTTTGTTTGCGCCACTCGTGGGCTGTATCTTTAGCACCCCTATCATACATTTCTGCTTTGGCTGGATCCATTCTTGATATGATATTATCATGCACAGTTTTTGGATCGCCATTGTGAAGTGGATCTTCTTTACCTTCAGAACGATGGTGTGATGGAAATCTAGGTTCATCAACTACATGATGTAAAAATCTAAGTTCGTGATATTTACCCATGTCATCATTATCACGATTATTTTTTTGTTCTGTTAAAAACTGTTCCCAAATTTCTTTTTGTGGGATGAATGTTTCTTTAAGGAATGATTTAAATTTTAACATTACGCAAATGCCTCAATTAGTTGTTTGTTGTGATCAGTATTATAAAGATTCTCATTAATAGTAACATTAGAAGCACTAGTGACTGGTGCTATGTTATAATGTGATTTAGTCATTTTACTAAACTCTAAAGTCATAACAAATTGATAGTCTCCGCCACCTTTGTTTTGACAGCGAACTCTAATTCTAGCTGAAGCAATGTCAGAAAAATCAGGAATTTTATCTTTAAGTTTAGTGTTTAACTTTAATGGATCTCTTTTATTTAATAGATAAAAACCATGAGTGCCAACATTAATATATGAGCACTTCTTGGTGTTATAGTAATCACAAATTGCTTTAGCTGGTATATTAATATGAACTTCATTCTGTCCGCTAAATTGTTTGATGTCCTCTTTATAGGCATCAACCTTTGTTTTACCACTTGGAATTATTTTCTTACCTGACTTATCGTTTTGTAGAAATGGAACTTTACCTCGCCAGTTTCTACCAGCAGTTCCAGAAACATTCATCTCGTTAAGTAATTTGTATTTGTTACCTAAAGCAACTAGTAATTCTTTCTCTGGATCACCTTTGGAATCTCCATATGACCATTTACCATCTGTATACTTTAGAACTAAAGAACCTGCTGCGGTGGGAGCAATTTTCATCTCACACCCCTCTCGATTGACTCCAGTTTTATCTCTTACTAATTTGATTTCTAAATCTGGACGATCTGATGATGCGCCAGCATGCCCGATTCCTGCACTGATTCCATATTTTTTCAGTGCATTCCATGCATTCGCTTCGTATTGAAAACCTTGTTGCGCCATTTAATCCATTAATAAGAGATTGTAATTTCTTATTTAGGTCTTCTGGATGCCCTGATAGTTCTTTCGTATTTACGTTCCCACTTACCCACTTGCTGGATAATCTTTTGAATAGCGTGGTTGTTACGATAATCGTAATCGAAAACCTTGAGAATATAGTGGAGGGTATTTGAATCTCGTTTGAATTTAGATCTGGCGAGCAGTTCCGAGATGGGTACATTTGGTTTGTACATTTTGTAGTCTAAAAAGATACAATGCGCATAGGCTTGGATCTCGTCAAACTCTGAGAGATAACGTCTCTCTGCGTCTTTTTTAACGTGTCCGATTTTTTTGTAAGGAACAATGTAATTGCTCCACTCATCGTCACGACGATCATACTGCATAAAGTGTATGAGTTCGTGCATTTCTACTTGAATTAGTTTGTACTTAAATCTGTTCCATGAAGCATCTGTAAATGGGAAGATATCGTACTTGTCTGTTTGAATTTGTATAAGGCACTGTCGGGTTTCTGGATCGTACTCCCCACCAACAGCGATATGTTTCTCAAAGTACTTGGCTTTAGACTTTTCTTTAAACCAAACTACTTTAGTTCTCCACTTTCTAAAGTAGTTGGATAGACCTTTAGAATCGTTGCGATATTTGTCTAGATCTACCCATATTTTTGCAGGGTTGAACTTAGCCCTAAATGGACGCTCGTAAAAATTGAGCATCTCCATCCAGTCATAGTCTGCTTGTTCTAGGAATTTCATACGTACCTAGAAAGTCTTGCAGATTAGACCAAATGCTTGTCTATGAATGCAAGGACTTTCGACTGCTCCTCTAAGTTAGTGTTTGCAAACTCAGTAATATAGGACATCAATTCGAAATTAGATAATAGATTACTATATTTAGTCTCTCGCCCTCTTAGGAATTGCTCAGACTGGTCGGAACCACGATCCTTATAACGCTGTTCTAGGATGTCTTTAGGTGCTTTTAAATAGACAATCTGTAGGTCGGTCTGAGGCAGAGCCATAGCGAACTCTAGGAAAGACTGGTTAAAGACTCGATCTCCCTCAAAAAGGATATTACAGTTGTGATTCTGAATCCACTTCTGTAGTTCTGGCTGGACTGCCATTGATAGGCGATCTGTTCCAGCAAAGGTTTCACCCTCTTGATACTTACCTAGGATGTAGAGATCCATCTCCTCATTATACATAGCCGATACCAACTTGGCTGGTTCGCATTCGATCCAAGTCTTACCTTCCATAAACTTACGGAATAGAGTAGTTTTACCAGTTCCAGGTTGACCACCCACGGCAATCAGTTTTCTAGTCTTCATAGGTTTAGTCACTTTCTGAATATTAATAGTATCTGAGACACCAAGTTTATCATTAAACACGTTTTGCTTCCTCAAGTAATTTCTTTAGTTCATCTTCTGTAAATACCCATACACGACCAATAAAGTGATGTACGTCTGCATCGATATCTCGTTTCTTAGTGAAAGACGCTTTCTTAATTATCTCTCTTGAAAGACTGCGAGACAAGTTTTCTTTAATCTCATCTGCATATGTTGGGACAGTATCTTTAAGTTTCATCAACTCAAACTCTGTGACTTTATGTTCTACTGTCAAAAGATTTAACTCATGTCGTTCCATCAAATCTTCTACAGGGGTTGCTGATAGGGTTATGGTTCCATAACTCGTGCTGGTGGTTGAAACAGTCAAAGTATCAGTGGGTGTACTAATAGAAGTAGTAATCATGCAAACATCTCCAATCCATTTAATATAGGTTCTTCATCATCAAATAGCCAATCTAGATTTTCTAGACGACCAGTTCTTATAAAATTAGGGAATCGTTCTTTATCAATACCACGACGATGGTCTAATCTCAAGTCGATAGTTTCTTCTCTAGATTGCCACAGAACATTCCAATCAATACCATACCAACCATCAGACTCTGCTTTAGTGATTTCTTCTGCTTGTCTGTCAAGATAGTATCCAAGATAACGTCCATGATTCTCACGAAATATTTTTTTAAAAGAACACAGACAGGTTTCCATTGTAAAGTAATCTATAGACGATGCGAGTTCTGGAAATCTTCTTTTCGTCTCTGCAAGAATCTCTTTGGCTTGTGACTCAAGATTTGCATACTCCAATGCAGTGAGTTTTCTATCCACACTGTTTTCTTGTCCGATGGCATAAAGTAATCCATTACGATGAGAGCGAGAGCCATCATAATCGTCCAACATGAGAGAAGTAGGATCGATCCGAACAGCAGCGGTATGCTTAAGATGCTGAAGATAAAACCAAGTACTGTAACGACCAAACTTATGCAAGCCAGACTTAACGCTCGACCACAAGTTATCAAAGTTGTCCTTCTCAGTGTTTCCATATAATGACTCTATCTTTTCTCGTTGAGTTTTATTGCCAATATATCTTTGATAAGATTCGAACATGGTAGGCAAATGTCCCTTGTTCCATTTTGTGTCAGTCTGATAACGTAGTCGTTTGTAGTTGGTTGTATTCCATTGAGTAGTTCTATCAACAGTTGCCAACTCATAGTCGGGAAACTCGTTCATCAATACCCAAGCAGTGGGTAACTGATACGTGTTACCATACAACCAGCACAACCACAACTTCTGTTCATCATTATGTTCATATCGTTTATTGAGATAGTTTGTTGCCCATACTGCTGGATCACAATCGTCATACTTCAATGACCATGCATACCAACGAATGAACGCTTCTCTACGATTTTGTTCTAGTCTATAATCCATTATATTAAAAAGTCTTCAAGTGATGGTTGTTCCATTAATGCTTCACGCAACCATGCTTTACCGACTGCATCAATTGCTGTTTGGGTTTTAGCTTTCTTCTTTTCACCCCACTTATAACTATCCAAACCCTCAGCACGAAATTGTTCTCTGGCTTTATAAGGTGGTAGTGCTTGTAGTGGATTCACAATAGCATAATCACGATACGAAATTTGTTCTGCACGAGTTTGAAATAATAGTTGATCTGAACGAAGTGAACCTGTTGGATCTACTGCCCAAAAGATTAATCCATTCTTATTATGCCATGTGACAGATGATGGTGTGCAAGACATTTTAAGTCGAGCCATCTTTCTTTCTGTAACCGCATAATGTATCCAAGCATCCCAACACTTCGATGCATATCCATTACCCTCTTTGCCTTCGATCGTGACGATCTCATAAAGATTACTGTAACCATCTCTGTTAAACGTAGCAAAGATTAAAGAAACAACTTCACCATTGACTTCATATGCAAGTGGTGGTGCTTTGTCATAATTATGAAAGCGATACCATAATGAATGTGCAGCCGATAAGAACTTGGTGTTCTTACCAGCTGGTGAGTTTTTAATAATGTCTTCTACTTTTGTAGAATTAACAAAGTTCATATTGGTAATCCACGGCATCCTTAATGTCTTCTTTTTCAATAGTCATAGCAAGGTTGTCATCAAATGTAATATAGTGGTTCATCAAAGTATTAATCGGGAATCCTGGAACTTCTGCACGTTTTGGGACATCAGCAGTAGATGTAATTATACATCCATTTGAGATATTTGTCAAGTATAATGGACGTTTACCATTGCGATAGAATCTAATAACTTTGTCAACATGCAACTCAATAACTGCAAGACTAGAATCTTTCCAACGTAGTAGTGGTGAGATGCAATCTTCTGCTGTGTGTAAAATTAGTTCTGTGTCGTTTTTGGTTTCGCAATCATAACCATATAACTCTTTCCATTTTTCTGGAAGTTCTTGAGTGATAACTCCATTGTGGACTACTGAAAGATTCTCATTAGCAATTGGCTGATTATACTCAAGGTCACTAGTGCTATAACGACAGTGCCCCACAAGGTAAAGATTCCCATCTTCATTGAGATAGCTTGGGAAATTAAAAGGAAATTGATCAGCAGGCACTGGACGCTTGTCAGTAATAATTTTATGATTCTTAACATATGAGATCCCAGTAGCATGCATTCCTCGAATCTTAGACTCAAGAAACACACGATGAAGCATTAAGAAATCCTCTGCACGAGGTTCTTTAATAATTGCGCCAATGACTGAACACATTAAAAGAATCCTTCAAGTGAATTTGCCTTTTGTGACTCTGGGTGATACTTCAACAATGTATCTTTACCAAGTTTACTTTCGAGGTATTCATACCACTCATCAGATTCCCACATTGATGGGCTGACACCATTCCAAAGATGTCGTTGTGAACCATCTTCGTATTTTTGGTCTGGATGTTCTTTGTTAAGTCTGCGTTGTTCAACAAAGTCGTAACGACAATCTTCGTATTGTTTTGAACCCAACTCAAGCATTTTCTCACGGAAGTAAACAACCAAAGAAATTCTCTCTGCCACATCATCAAGTAATTCAATCTGAGTATTACCGTGCATAACTTCATGATTATTAATGAGTAACAAATCTCCAGGTCTTGGATTAACAGCAACACGATACTCTGGTGCGACCAAATAACAACCTGTGTAGTTACCATTATTTGTTAGAGTCAGCAGATTAGATAGACCAGAAGTTAAATCACCTGCATCGTAGTGACATGCAGTTCTGAAAGACTTATTAACTGTCACAGTAGTAAATGGAGTCTCAGGAACTAAGAAAGCAGGATCTACTTTCTTTGCTGCTTCCATTTGATTATTGTATCTCCATGGCAACAAGTCTTTGAAACCTTGTGCGAGTTGCTGAAGGAATGGATATGCCATAGCAAACTTTGCTGGTTCACGAGCAGTATAAGATGTTGCACGACCATACGGAATACGAGGATAACGATCGAACCAACCAGCAATACCAGACATAACACCATTGGCATAGGTAGTTGCACAAACATATGCTTTCTCTACTCTTCTGGCTTCAACAATCATCTCAGAAGCATCTAGCTTACGAACTTTCTCAACCCACTCATTGAAGACAAAGTTATCTTTCTTAACTGCTTGAATACCCCAAACATTATTTCGTGTGGATGGTTTATCAGTCTTACCTTTGTGCTTGGCTTTAATAACTTCAATTGGATCTCCATCCAAAGATGCTTTTGGATTTAAGAAATAATCAATAATTTCTGATTCATATTCAGTAACCCATTCACGATTACCCAATTTCTCTGCTCTTGGACCTGCAGCCATACCTCTGTTTTGAGTTTCAGTTGCAGCCTCACGCAAACCAATGTATGCTTGATCTTGTTGTTCCTTTGTAAAATAATTCTTACGGAACTTCAGAACAATCCTTTCTTCAGAGTATGTCAACTCTGGATGTCCAGGAATTTCTGGCATATAAACATCACAGTCCTCTTCAATGAGGAAATCATAATGAGACTCAT